CCATCATTTTACATAAACCTATTTCAAGATGCCAAAAGTTAGGGAGAACATGGCCGGAGATAACTGGATTTACACATATTATCAGGAGATAAAGAACGGCAAAGTTAATGTCGGGCGCTGGATTCGGCTTGTGTATGAGTATGTGGTCCACGGGCTCGAGACAAAAAAGTTCTTTTTTAATCCGGCGAAGGCGAGCGCGGCTATAGAATACTTCGAGACAAAGGTGTTTCATACTGAGGGGCCACTTGCTCCGGGAGTAATGCAGCTAGAGACTTGGCAGAAAGCTCTGCTGTCGTGCGTCTATGGGCTTGTTGATAAGAACGACCTGAGACAGTTTCGTGAGATCGTGCTCCTCGAAGCCAGAAAGAATGGAAAGACGAAACTTGCTTCGGGCATGGGTAAATACACATGGGAGCTCGAAGGTGGATTCGGTGCGAAGGTGTTCTGTCTCGCTCCGAAACTTGATCAAGCCGACCTCGTCTATAACGACATTTGGATGATGGAGCAACTGGATCCAGAATGGCAAGAGCTGCGTGACGAGGTTAAGGCAAAGGACAAGTATGGTCGTCTGATCAATGACGATTCAATGCTGGCAAGGCACCGACAGACTGATTTGTGCATTCCTGGCACTAACAGCACCGTTAAGAAGATAGCGTTTGCCGCTAAGACTTCGGACGGATTCAATCCATCACTGGCTATATGCGACGAGGTGGCAGCGTGGGTCGGTGATGCTGGTCTCAAGCAGTATGAGGTCATGAAGTCGGGCATGGGCGCGAGACCAGAAGGACTCCTCCTCAGCTGCACAACAGCCGGATATGTATCGGACGGAATATTTGACGAGTTGATGAAGAGGTCAACTCGTTTTTTATTAGGCGATTCGAAAGAAACTAAGCTGCTGCCGTTCCTCTATATGATTGACGACATCGATAAGTGGAACGACATCAACGAGCTCAGGAAAGCGAATCCGAACCTCGGGGTTTCGGTTTCGGTCGACTATATGCTCGAGGAGATAGCGGTCGCGGAAGGTTCGCTGTCCAAGAAGGCCGAGTTCATGTGCAAATACTGCAACATCAAGCAGAATAGTTCGCTTGCGTGGCTGCCAGCTCAGGCAATCAACGCGATTAGCGGCAAAGCGATAGACCTCGAGACCATGCGAGGCTGTTATTGCGTAGCTGGAATCGACCTCTCGCAAACTACAGACCTGACGGCAGCCGTTGCAGTAATCGAGAAGGACGGACGTCTGAACGTACTGGCTCACTTCTGGATGCCTTCCGAGCGAATCGACCAGCGGGTCGCTGAGGACGGCGTTCCGTACTGGGAATATGTAAAGCGCGGGTTCCTGTCGCTGAGCGGCGAGAATTTCGTCGATTATAGCGACGTTTTTAGGTGGATGACACAACTTATCAGCGAGCACGAGTTATATCCGCTTCGAGTGGGTTACGACAGATATTCTGCACAATATTTGATAAAAGACCTTGAGTCTAGCGGCTTCACTTGCTCGGACGTATATCAAGGGGACAATCTCTGGCCCGTCCTTCAAGAGTTTGAGGGACTGATAAAAGATAAAAAAATTTACATTGGCGACAATGATTTGTTGAAGTCGCACCTTCTAAACGCTGCCGTGAAAATGAGCATCGAGAGGGGTAGAGGCCGTCTGGTCAAAATAAACCAACGAGCACGGATTGACGGGGTCGCTGCCTTAACCGACGCGCTGTGTGTAAGACAACACGACTACGACGAAATAGGGTACCAGCTTCAGAACGATGAATAACTACATAGTTTACATACATACGAATAAGCGAGACGGGAAACGCTATGTCGGTATAACATGCCAGTCTCCGAATCGAAGATGGCGAAACGGAAACGGCTATTATGAGAATGATCATTTTTATAGAGCTATATGCCGAGACGGATGGGAGAACTTCACTCACGAGATCGTGGTCGCTGGTGTTTCAAAAGAAGAGGCGTGCCAGAAAGAAAAGGAATTGATTTCATTGTACAAATCTAACGATGAAAGATTTGGCTATAACAAATCAACGGGTGGAGAAAATCCGTCCGAAGGAACAATAATGTCCGCTGAGGCAAAGGCAAAAATGAGCAAGGCCCACAAAGGGCTCATTTTCTCGGATGAGCAAAAGCGCAATATGAGCATCGCGGCAAAGAAGCGCGGAAATATGAAAGAAGGCAAAAAGGGCGAACAATGCGGGAAGGCTGGTATTGTTCGTCAATTAGATTTAGAAACTGGCGAGGTTATTGCCGAGTATTATGGCTTTTATGAAATGAACCGAGAGACGGGGTTCGGAATAGTTCCAGTTAGGAGGGCCACAAGTGGGAAACAAAAACAATCACACGGTTTTAAATGGGAATACATACCAAGGAGGCTACTAAATGGGGCTGTTTGATAAAATCTTCCGACCGGCAGAGGCCGAGAAATCAGACGAAGCACTCCAGAGGGCGCGTTCTCTGTTTCAGACTCTGACAGCGTATCAGCCTATTTTCACAAACTGGGGCGGCGCGATCTATGAGAGCGAAATCGTCAGAGCGGCAATCGATGCAAGAGCGAGACACATCTCGAAGCTGAAAGTCGAGATAGAGGGGACGGCGAATCCTTCTCTTCAGGCGAAGCTGAGACTCGGGCCGAATCAATGGCAAACGTGGAGCCAGTTCCTTTACAGACTGAGCACGATTCTCGATGTTAACAACACGGCTTTTGTGGTGCCGGTATTCGATGAGCGAATGATGATCACCGGGGTCTATCCTGTTCTCCCGACGACTTGCACTCTGGTCGAATACGATGGCGAGATTTGGCTGAGGTATCAGTTCAGCAACGGACAGATCGGAGCGGTCGAGTTTCGTAAGTGCGCGATCCTTACGAGGCACCAATACAGAGACGACTTCTTCGGCGATTCAAACAGAGCTCTCCGGGAGACGATGCAGCTGATACACATACAGAATCAGGGCATTGAGGAGGGCGTTAAGAATGCGGCGACATTCCGATTCATGGCACAGCTTGCGAACTTTGCTAAGCCGGAGGATCTCGCAAAGGAACGAGAACGTTTCACAGCTGAGAACCTATCGAGTGAATCAGAATCGGGCGGGTTCCTGTTGTTCCCGAACACCTATAAAGACATCCGGCAGATTGACGTTAAGCCCTACGCAATCGATGCGGAGCAGATGGAACAGATCCGGGAGAACGTATTCAACTATTTTGGAGTAAACGACGACGTCCTTCAGAACAAAGCGAAGGCCGAAGAACTTGAGGGCTTCTTTGATGGCTGCATCGAGCCGTTCGCGATCCAGTTTTCGGAGGCTCTGACAAAGATGCTGTTTAGTGAAAGAGAGCGCGCACAGGGCTCTTATTTAATTGCTAACGCTAACCGTCTCCAGTATATGAGCACCTCGCAGAAGGTACAGATGGCACAGCAGCTCCTCGACCGTGGAGTTATGTCCATCAACGAGGCTCGTGAGCTGTTCAATTACGGAACAGTCGAAAATGGAGACGTCCGCTTCATCAGAGGCGAATACATAGATGCAGACGAGAAGGTTTCCGAGACAGGAACGGAGGACACAGAAAATGGTCAAGAGTGAAAGAGAATACAGGAATATGACGATGGAGATCCGCGAGGCCACAGAGGGCGAGGAGGATCAGAAGAAAATCGTCAACGGATACGCGAGCACATTCGACGAGCCTTATAAGCTGTTCGGCGGCGAAGGCTGGGAACTGTGGGAAGTAGTCGAGAGAACAGCTTTTGACGAGACTGACATGGGCGACGTGATCATGCAGTACGACCACGAGGGCCGCGTATTCGCAAGAACAAGGAACAACACTCTTCGCGTCGAGCCGGACGAGAAGGGTTTGTTTATAGAGGCGGATCTCGGAGGTACAGAGATCGGACGCGAACTGTACGAAGAGATCGCCGGAGGCTATACCGACAGGATGAGCTTCGGCTTTACCGTTATCGGCGAGAGTGAGGACAAAGAACAGAACGACGCGGGTATCTGGATCTACACGAGGCACATCACGAAGGTAGGCAAGCTCTATGACGTGAGCGCGGTTTCGATTCCGGCCAATGACGGCACTTCTATTTCGGCGGATGCCGTGACTAGAAGCATTGGCAATCTGACCGACGGAGTGATCGAGAGGATTCAGGCGGAGCGACTTGAGGAAGAGAAGAGAGCACTCGAGGCAAAGAGGGCAGAAGTTAAAGCAAGAGCGTTGAAAGGAGTTTAAAAACTTATGACACGCGAAGAAATCATGATGCTCGGATTTGACGAGCTCGAGGAGAGAAAAGCGGCTATCGTCTCCGAGACTGATGAGGCCGACGATGCAAAACTCGACGCTCTGAACGCTGAGCTTGAAGCAATCGAGGAGAGAACGAAAACTCTCAATCTCGAAATCGAAGAATCCCGCAAGGCAGCCGAGGCGGTCGCTAAGGGTGCCGGGAAGAAAATCGACACAAGAAAGGACGAACACAAAATGACTGAAATGGAAATCAGAAACAGCCATGAGTACATCGAGGCATTTGCTAAGTATGTAAAGACTGGCAACGACAAAGAGTGCAGAGCTCTTTATAGCGACAACGTAGAGTCTCCGCTCGTAGGTTCTATTCCGGTTCCTACATTCGTGGGCGAGATCGTAGCAAAGAGACTCGAGGA